CCTGCTTGGTAGCAGAGACCGCCCAGTTAGCCGTAGCCGTGGGACGGAAGTTACCGATAGCAGTCTTTACGTCCTGTGCTGCGGTGAAAGCAGTAGCAGAGCCACCACTCAAACCAACGGACACAGTAGCCGTAGTAGCGGCATTGGATACCACCGGGACGGTGATAGCAATGTCGATAATCCGTGCGTTAGCCGGCAGAGTGCCAACCACCACGGTGTTGGTAGCCCCACGCGCCACGTTCCAATCAAGGGACAAGACGACAGAGCCGACGGCAGAGCTAGCTCCATCGCGAAACATGATTCCGCCAGAGGCAGTTTGAACCAAACTGTAGGTCATTCTTTTTCCTTCGTTAGAAATGAAAAGGGCCAGCCGAAGCCAGCCCTTTGCCTATCAGGTCAGATCGTAGATTGCGCCGTGAGCCTTGGGAGCACGGCATTCCAGGGTCCACTCAACAACCACTTGACGGTTCTGAGCATCGCCAGTCGTAGCCAGTTCAAACGTGGTGAACGGACGCAGGTAGGCAATAGCCAGCTTGTCAGATTGCAAGATGAACGCTTCACGGTTCGCAGCGCGGAAGAAGCGATCCGGCACAACGGTGAGTTCTCCGAAGTCAGACACATACACATCAACCGACGCATACAGCTTGGCATCTTCGCTCTTGTCAAAGCGAGTAGCGTTACCGGTGAACGTGGAGAAGTTCTGCTTCTGGTTCGGGGGCAGAATGATCGTGTCAGGATCACCGCCAGCGGTGTACACAGATTGCAAAACCGTCTTCAGCAGCGATTCAGTGAAAGCACGCTGAGTGCCGTCAGTCGTGGCAGTCGTACCGGTGCCTGTGTAGGCAGACGGAGCCGAGTAGCCAGCGCCTGTAGAGGTGTTATCAGTGATCCACCCACGCAAGCCGCGAGACTTGTTGGGGGAAGAACCCACAACGTCATTCTGCAGGATACCGGCTTCCATGTCGCGCTTGAGTTCCAGCGAAATCATGGACATTTGATAGGCCAATTCGTCCTTGCGGCCAGCAGGATTTACAGCCTGTTGAGTGCCAGAAACAGAGATCGACTTGCTGTTGATCTGGCATTTGTTGCCAAGACGTACAGTGGCGGTCACGCTCTTGGTTGTAGCGTCTGCGCCTTCAGATACGATACTGGAAGTGGGCGATGCACTAGCAAGGTCTTGTGTTTGCCATTCATGGGTAATTGCAGTGGCTTTCGCCTTAGCAGCCATGGACAAAACGGGGGTTTGCGTGGGAGAGATGCGATAAATAATGTCGCTCAAGTCTTCCCGATTACCAATGGCCGAGCCAGTGGTGAAGGTGTTGAGAGTCAATGCCATTTTTGGCGCTCCTTGAAAAGATTAGAGAAAGTTCGCTAAAAGTGCAGCGGCGTCCTCGGCACGGCCAGTCTTGACAAGGCGCTGGTATTGCGCGTTTCGTTTGTCAAGCTGGGGGGTCGCATCACTTACCGAAGCCCGTTCCACCCGTTTCGGGAGGTTTTCGACCTTCTTCTGTGCTGCGTTGGCCTTAGCCACCATCTGGTCATAAAGCATTGCTTTACGGGCCAGGATTACTGCTCTATGATCGCTCACGCCTTCAACATCCTCTTTGCTGTACCCAGCATCAGAGAGATATTTGGCGATTGCGCTCTTTTCGGCTTGTGCTTTGCTCGCGTCTTTCCATTCAGGTAGCTTGGCAAGTAGTTGGTCTTGCTGCTCTGAGAGGAAACGATTGCGCTCTGCGTGTTGCTCTGCCTGTTGCTGTTGCGCGATTGCTCGCTGCTGTTGTGCGTTATGAACCAGCGCTGCTTGCCTCTGTTCAAGGAGGTGCTTCTGTCTCATAAACTCAACAGGATCGGAATTCAGCAACGAATCCCAATCAATCTTTTGTTGCTCGCCCATAAGGGCTTGCAATGTGTGCTGCTGCTGTTGTAGTGCGCTCTGGTATTGGTAGCGTTCTGCACGCGCCTTTTCCAGTTCAGCACTTGCCGCCTTGCGCTGTTCCGCGACCTCCATTGTTTTCTTGGTGTAGTCGCTTTGGCGCATCTGGCCTTTTACGGCTTCTGCGAGTTCGGCCTTAGTCAGCTTTACAGGTTTACCATCGACCTCGATCTCTACGCCGTCTTCCTGCGGTTGTTCCGGTTCGGCTTCAGCTTGCGGATTAGTCTCGATCTCCGTATCTACGGCAGGCGTTTCTTCTTTTGGCGGTTCGTCCAAATTGGCGAACAACGCTGCAGCTTGGTTAGGGTCAAGCGCACCCGAGGATTCCTGCGAAGGATTGTCCATAGTGGTCTCGTCAAATCACCCCCCCAAATCCACCAGGGAGGCAATGCGGCGCTTCTCAGCGGACGCTAAAAGCTAGGTGGCTAGCTGGTTATCCTTATTTTCGGACCATTTGCGGCCTGCCGGTAAGCAGCACGCTTATCGCAGCCATGTCCCGAGCTTTTCGCGCATTGATCGCCTGTGCTCTAGCTCCACCTTGGCGAGCTTGCCCGTTTCCAGCGTCTGCTGAATCTGGCGTTTCACTGCGTACAGCGTCATTAGCTGACGGTGACTGCTTTCGCGGGCGTCCGCGCTGTTTGAAGATTTCCACTGGTCGATCACCTCGTTTTCTAAATCAGACCATGCAGCGATAAATACTGGGTTTTCCAATATCTGCAGCGCCAAATCAGCGTCATAAATGCGCTGGTTCAGGTCTTGCTCACTCATTCGCTAGCCTCATCCGCAATCGCAGCGTCTGCGGCGTCGTCCTGCTGCTTTGTTACTAGTGTTTTCGCTGTGATTTCAGCCTTCAGCAACTCAGTCTCTGCCTGCAACTTGGCAATAGCCATCTGCGTTTGTGCCTGCAGTTCGGCCTTTTGACGGTCCCGCTCTGCGTCCAACTGCGCTTTGAATTGGGCCAACTCGCGCTCTTGCTGCATACGAATCTGTTGCTGTTGCGCTTCAACCTGTTGCCTGTGCGTGTCAACTTGCGCCTGCATCTGCATACGCTCACGCTCCAAGGCCAATTCAGCCTGCTTGGACTGTGCATCAGTCTGTGCCTGCGTTTGAGCCTTCATCTGCTCAATCTGCATCTGTGCCTGAGCCTTGACAATTTCGGGGTTGGGCTGTGGAGGCTTCGGAGGCTGTTTAGCTGGGTCGGTCCAGAAAGCATCAGCATTCTTGTAGCCAAGCGCCTCTGTCATCTTCTTTGCCGACTGATACAGGTTCTCAGGCGTTGCAATCCCGATTTGCATTCCAGCGCCTTGGTGCTGCATCATCAGATTGAGATGCTGCACCTGCTGCTCTTTCGAGCCAGTGCCAAGTCCAACATTGATATGGAAGTCGTAAGCATTGGCCCATTCACGCGGGTTGATCGGCTGCCATTGACCATTTACGCGAACTTCCTCTACTGTGTCTTGATGCTGACAGACCAGCTTCAGCATCATGCGAAATAGCTCCGTTACGCCTTCTGCAATGTTGCGGGCCATTAGGTCCACACGCATCTGAGCCTTGTTGCTTTGGATGTTCGCGGATGTGGCTGTGGTGTTCAGCGAGTCAAGGTTATCAACGGCATTGGCTGTGCGCTGCCATCCTGTAGCCTCTTCAGTGAAGCCACGCAGGTACTGCAGCATTTCCATTGCCGTGCCTGTGTCGGCCTGCGCTTGATCCAAGCGTCCAACCGCTCCAGGCTGATTCACACGAACGATGCCGCCTGGGCGCGATGTCATCAGGTCATCAAGATTGACCTGCCCATTAACCGCGAAGTACCGCCCATTGACCTGCAGACTCAGGTTGTCCAATACCGAGCGCAGGATCATCGTGTTGATGCGCTGTGGCTCCATTGCCATGTCAGCCAGCGACATGCCGAAGAAGCGATAAGGCAGCGTAATTGCGTGCAAGTCTATAAACGGCGCGACGTCCACAACTTCAACATCTAGCAGGGTATCGCCTGCCTTTGTCACTTTCAGCAGTTCAGCGATACCATCTCCGTCACGGTCGGCACGTAGATAGACTTCATTGACCCACACGATACGCATGGAGTCGTCAATGCTGGTCTGGTCATCGTTGTAGTACGGCTGCTCATCGTCGTACACCTGGCGCTCTACAGCTTCACCGCTGTACACCTGGGCGCTTGGATCACTGCCGATAGCGTCAACATTCTTATAGCCCATCGACTTTAGTTCGCTCACGGTGCGACGAACTGCGTGCCCAACCATTGGCGCGTCTTTAATCGAGCGGGCCTTTCGAGAGATGCGGAATTCCTCGGGAGGAATGTTCTCCAGATTGATCTTACCGCCCTTCTTTGAACGCTTGCAATCAACATCGTGCAGCATCTTGGGAGGCGTCTGGTTGATGCTGGCAATCTGCTGTTGCATCTGCTGTACCGCTTGCGCTGCGTTCTGGTCTCCTTGCTGCGCTGCTTGTGTCGCACCTTGTAGCTGCTGCGTCAGTTGCTCGATAGCTTTCTGGCGCTGCTCTCGATCTTCCTCGTCGACGTAGGAGGTGTGAGAAACAATTTCCACTTCCTCGTCATCGGCAAGCTGGGCTAGCTCAAAGTCATCAAGGCCTTTGTATGTCTCTCGGGTTTCCTCTGTCCTGTCATCCCACCAGCATTTAATAATGCCGACCTTGCTAATCAGCGTGTCAAGAATGGCAGTCTCTAGGATCTTGTGACCGTTGCACTTCTCGTAGAAAACATGGTTCATGTAGTCCGAGACTTGCTTCGCCCCAGGTTCCTTGTCCATGCGCTTTGCAACGGCTTCAACAATATCCTCACCGCTGGCAAACTTCGCCATCAACACCGGCAGCACCGATTGGATGACGTTACGAACGTCAGTACTGACAACAGTAGATCGCCCTTCAATCTCAGGCGGAGATAGGTCCAGCTTTGCAAGGCCCTCGTAGTACACAAGGGCACGCTGACGCTGATTGGCTAGCTTTCCAACACCATAGCCGATAGAGCTCCTTAGCTCTTGATCGACTATTGCTTTGAGTTGGTCGTCTGAAAGTCCTGCCATTGTTTGTTCCAGCGCATCACTGCGTTAAGTAATTTGTCTATGCGTAGCTCAGCTTCGGGTATTTCAACGGAGCGTTGAATTGCGTCGGCTCCCGGTACGCGCTGCACATCAGCCCGAAAGCGTCAGCACTGTGGCTCGACCAGTCGTGATCTGGCCCCAAGCCAATGCCGCGCACTTCATCAATCTTTTCGTGATACCAGCCTAGTGCCAAGCGGCCAGCCTCTGTGGTCTGCTCGTCAAAGTAGATCATCGGAAAGCGCCTGCGCGATGCTTCTACGCGCTGTTTAGCCGCTCCTTTTCCTTGGTTTGGAACAACTTCGACCGTGTACCCAGCTTCTTGGAAGGCCTTCCTAAACGAGGTATCAATTACCTTCTCGTTTGTGTCGCCGTCGTGAGGTAGCCAAATATCGGTGTTGTCAGGCGTGTAACCCTTGGAGCGCAGCCACTGCACATGCGCCGAAAGCGGCTGCCCCTGCACCTCGTAGTGATCCCTCAGGCGGATCTCACGCCCGATGAACTGCGCTGGCCACATTGCAAAAGCGTCAGCCCTTGCGCCTGTTCCACCCAAGTCACAGAACACCTTTGTCCTAAACATTGGGTCAAATGCCACCCGGCAAATGCGCCCTTCTTCCTTGGCTTTGACTAAGTGCTGCGCGTAGTAGGATCCAGCGATTGCAGTTGCGTACTCGCCATCCCAGATGTGTGGGTACTGGTCAGGTCGCTCTTCCAGGTCGCGCATCCGCTGACGGTTCAGCTTGTCGGGAAACTTGGGGTTGTCTTTCCAATTCAGTTGAACGATCTTTACCAAGTCATTCGCACTGAATCGGTAGCGCGTCTCTACTGGCGAAGTCTTACGAACAGGGTTCCATGTCACCCACAGTTCAGCGTTCCAATCATCACCCTCTTCCCGTAGCGTAGGCTCCAGGATTTGCCACGCGCCCTCTGTCACTGGCTCAGCTTCATCGACCCAACACAACAGAATGCGCCCTTTTGACTTGACACTGTTAATGTTGCGGTCAAGTCCTGCGAATGAGAACCAGATAAGCCCGTCTTTGGACTTGATGTACTTGTCGCCTACCTCGTAGTAGTCAAGCAGGAACGGCTCTTCCTCGATAGCCCGCTTACATTCTTCCAAGCTGGAATCATCCAGCGAGTTCATGAACTGACGCGCGCACAAAATCTGTCCGGCTATCCCCTGCTTGCCGTAGATGTATCCCTTGATAGCCGCCATCTTGGCGAAGCTGCGGGTTTTACCTGATCCGCGTCCACCATACGCACCTCTTACGTCTGCTTTGCCTTCGAATACTGATATCAGCTTCGCAGGAAGTGCAACTTGTGCCTTCACTTGAGTGCTACTAGCTCAATACGATGGACGGCTTCAACAGGGCCACCGCCATCGCCTGTTACCTGCAGCGGCATGGTCTTGCCAATCAAGCTCAGAAAAGCAGCAGGATGCGTTCTAGCCACTTCCTGCAGGTACTCAGTACCGCCTACGCCGTGGAGCGCGTGGACGATCATTTCGCGAATAAGCGCGTTACCTTTGTCCAGGCTTCCTTTCGGACGACCAGCGCCTTCGCGTTTCCCGCCTCGACCTGTGGATAACTTTGATTGTTTTTCAGCCATGCATGGATTCCTTACGGATTGTCCAAATGTATAGGTGCCAGGGATATTGCCTGCGCAAGTAGGGATGTGCAAAGGTGTTAGGCAAATCCCCGGCGAAAACAAAAAAGCCACCGGGTTAGGGTGGCTTTGCGTGATGCTACAGAGGCAACCCGGCCTCCTGACCGGATCAAATCCCTATAGGTATACCTTCGATTTGCGCCTATTATACTAAATCAATCGCTATTTGCATAGGTGTTTACCCTATCAATCAGCATCTGCCGCCCATCCCTGACTAACTTGTATAGACCATCAATAGTCACGCCTGCCTTATTCGCTGCTTTTGCTGGATGGCCTCTATGCACATAGCACCAGCGCACAGCGTATCTGTGCTTCTCTGGTAGCTTGCTTACTGCTTTCTCTGTGCGCTGGGCCTTTAGTATGTCGCAAGTCGGCCTGTGCTCTGGCACATGCCACTGCCATGCGTTTGAGCGTGATTTTGCCCACATCGGATGCATGTAGCTAGGATGTCCAGGATTTACCCACAACGACCAGTTAATAAGGGTGTCGTGTATCTCTGCCTGATGCGGCTCTACATGGGCGAAATCAGTCATTCAGTAGCCTTTCAATAGTGTTGTTTAGCGCGTCCATTTCATCCATCTTCATGACTGACCACATGTGCCTTTTGCCGTGAATGCCGTTATGTGACCCTCGGCGTCAGTTTGTTATTCAACGGACTGCCTTCCCTTCTGCGCGTGCGCTTGCTTCCTCAGACCGCCACACTTCTACCCTTGCCTGTGCTGCGATTAAGTCCCACCGTAGTTTTTCCTCAATCTTCCACGCTGCCCTAATTCCGTCCAAAACTTCTAAATACTCAGGATGAGCGTATGCGTACTGTTCCCGAGCATTAGCGGCTTCTGCCTTGCATTCAGCCATGAGAATCGCTTTCTTTGACTTGCGGAATTCCTCCAGGTAAATGCGTTCTGCCTTTGCATAAGCAAACTTTTCTCCGTTGGCAATGATGTAATCAATAGCCTTGTGAGGGTCTGTTTCTCTCATTTACTAGCCCTCAGTACCTTTAACGCACGCAACGCAGCATCTACGCTGTCAACCATCGCACACGGCACGCCGTCCATTTCCTCGGCCTGCTTGTCGTTTAGCCCACGCTTTCCATATTGCGTGTTCGGATTCTTTACTTCCATGTAAATGGTCCGGTACTCGTCTGGTCTGTCGGTCGCCCATATCTTCAGATCTACCGGCTGGTGTATTACTTTCACCCTTGCACCTGCAGCGCGTAGAGCGTCAACTATTGGTTTTTGGTTGTTGTCCGTCCGCCTTGCGTATCGCATCCCTAATCCCGTTCTTCAAGTCCAACCACGGCATTTCCGAGTGGTATTGCTGCATGGTCCACCGCGCATAGTCCTGATCGTGTTGTTTCAGCCATAGGATGTGGTCAATAAGTCTCTTGCGGAACGGGGTTTCCGTGGTACTCGACATAGCGCAGGTTCTGGTAATTGCGGCTTTGTGATCGGTACTGCTGGCATTCAGGATCGAACCACAGTGCCCTTGTGTAGTCTTGGTGTCTGCCTGTGCGCTGCTTTTTCAGGATCAACTTGGCGTCAGGCTGCGATTGCAGGTCAACCCACTTCGCGTAGGCTTCAACATCCGTAGGATTTGGCTCTGCTTGGTCCTTTTGGGCACGCCAAATAGCAAACACGTTGTCTGC